TTATACTATTACCATATTACACAGGATAATGTCCGGCATATTGAGATATACCAACACATCATTTATATCCACACATCATTATAGCGTATTATATAACGTATATATAACGTAATATATTACGTAATATATTACGATTACGTATATATTACGTAATATTATGTATAATATACGTCTATTCCCTTACGGGAATATATGTTATATGTATTATGTATATATATATTACATATTACGTATACATATAACGTAATATGTTATACTACATAACATATAACGTAACGTAAACGTAACGTAACGTAATGTAACGTAACGTAACATATAACATAATGCACATAATACGTAACGAAACATAATGCACATTTTACGTAACGTAACATAAACGTAATATAATATTCTAACGTTCACGAAACATAAATATGAGATATAGTAGGAGACACTAACATATAGTATATGTACTAATATATAGTATATGTAAACTAACATATGGTACATATAAGACATAGTTATAGAATGTAGTATGTATTTTATTTATATTATATATATTGTTGTTTTCACGTTTTGCTATTATAAGCGTGATATGTTGGGAAATTTTTTTTAGGAAAAAATTTTATAGGTAAAATATTATATATATGGAAACAGAAATTAGGAGATTAGGGCGGGAGGAAGGGTGTGCACCTTTGTTCGTAAATTATTTTCCCCCCTTCAGGGGAAGGAACACACCTTTCGAAATAAATAGAGCTTAAACATATTTAAATTGCTTTCGCTTACAGCCAAAAGTTTTTTTAATTGGTTTATACGTAAGCTATTGTATGCCTGTATGCAAGTATTGCAGATGCCTGTTTTTGCCTGACACTGGTTTTTCAGAGAACGTGTGCTCTGTCTGCGGTCAGAACATTCAGCTAAAGCCAAAAGCAGGTCAGGGAATACTTGAAAGAGGGGACAAAATAGTAAGTTGTGAGTGAAATGGGAAAATTCGGAATATTTCAGGACCCTGAAGAGGCTATGGCAGCAAAGCTGCTGTTTGAGGAAAAGAAAACAGCAGAAGAAGTTTCCAAGATAATGAGGGAAAGAGGAGCTAGCTTTTCCCCTTCCCAAATAAGGGGAATCAAGAAAACTGGTTTTGAAGCAATGAGGAAAGGCGAAATAAGGGAAGAAATTGATGCAGACTTTATACTGGAATCAGTGCATAAGCTGGTTCAGGAATGGGAAGACGTATACCAGTCATTCAAGAACCTATTGCTGAAATACCAAGCAGAGAACAAGGACTTTGAACAGATACAGATACTGAGGGAAATGAAGTCAATGCTTTCCACAGCAATAAAGAGCTTTCAGAGGCAGGCACAGGAATTCAAGATGTCCGTGCAAAATATGAACGTCATAACAAAATCAGATGTTTTAGTGGCAGTAAAGCAAAACCAGCTGCAAATATTTGAAAAAATGAATCCAGAGCTAAAGGAAGGAAAGCTTGTTTTAAACGACCCAACACCAGAAATAATAGATGACTTTAGGAAGTGGAAGTTTAAAAAAGCCCAGAAGGCTACTGCGTGATGAGCTAAATATGCCAAAGCAAGTGTGGAACGAAATAGAATACCAAAACAATTTCTTCAAGTTTGCAAACGACTTACTGGAATACCATAAAGTAAAAGTGTTTGAGTTCGGGGACTTTCACAGGGAAATGATGGATTCAGTGCTGATGAACAGGTACAACGGCATAATGCTTCCAGTAGGGCACCTGAAAACAACCCTTGTTTCAATATGCTATCCCTTGTGGAGGGCATTCAGGGAAGAAAACTATGAAATATGCTTGGTATCAGCAACACTAAATTTATCCAAAAAGAATCTTGCAACAATAAAGCATTATGCTGAGAACACCCCCTGGCTGCAGCACTTGGTTCCAGAAGACAAGGCAATCACTTGGAGCAGGTCACAGATAGACACTACAAACGGAAACCAGATTTACGTAAGGGCTTTCAAGCCATCAGCAAGGGGAATACAGCCTAACGAAATAGTGTATGATGACATACTGAGAGACGCAGACATCTCAATGGAGCTGATAAAGGATATTTTCTGGCACATATTCTATCCAAGGGGGCAAACAAAGCAATGCAAGCACACAATAATAGGAACACCGATATCGGAAGATGACTTACTGCATGAGATAAGGGAAAAGGCAAACAAGAAAAAAGAATGGCACTTCTTAACTTATCCAGCAATAATTGAAGACGAAAAAGGAAACAGGAAGCCATTATGGAAAGAAAGATACACTTTGGAAGAACTGCTGGAAATAAGGGACTCAATGGGATATTACAGATTCAACAGGGAATACTTATGCAATCTAGCAGGAACAGGGGCAGGATTCTTTCCAAAAGAAATGATACTGCAATGTGTAGATGATAATTTAGGCTTTAGCTATTCAGCAAAAGGGCAGGTCATAATAGGGGCAGACTTTGCAATGTCAGAATCGCCAACAGGCGACTACAATGTTTTCACAGTAGTGGAATATTCAAACGAGCCACTTAACAGGACAATAGGCGGAAAAAAAGTCACCATACAAAACCCAGTGATAATACGCCACATAGACAGATATAAAGGAGCATACGGTCAAACAAGAAGGCTTATTGACCTGTACCAAAAATACAATGCAACAAAAATAGTTGCAGACAACTCAAGCTTTGGAGCAAAATTCGTTCAGGAATTAAGGTCACAGGGAATAGTGGTTGACACACAGGACTTCCAGCCATTAAGCAGGACAAAATTGCTGATAAACCTAAGGATGCTGATGGAATCAGATGACATAGAAACAAAGCCTCCAAGGCTAGTAATACCAGCAAGCGAAAAAGATAACACTTACTTGACAACAAAAATACTGCTGAAAGAGCTGTCAAGCTTTGAAGAAAAGAAACTTCCTTCAGGAATAAAGACACTTGCAAGCACTTCAGAGCATGATGACACGGTAATGAGCTTGGGAATGGCAGTAAAAGACGCAGTTCATATCCACTCATTTCCAAAAAAAATAATAAGAAGCAGCAATCCAATACCAATAATTTAGCCAAAAAAAAGGAAAACCTTAATAAAGACAAACACTACTATTTAAATATTTAAAATGTGGCAAGCAAAAAAAGCACAGTTAGCCAAGAAAGCACGTAAAGCAATTCAGAAACATCAAACAAAAATGCTCAAAGCAAAAAGACTGTTAATGTATGTAGCAAGCTATGGCTTTGCACTAAACTATGCAATGTATGTGCTGGCAGACAAGCGATTCAACATACTAACATTATTTGGCTGGGGATTCGTGTTTTACTTTTTAAGAGTCGAATTGATTGGAATGATAAAAGAAGCAAAAGTAAGAAAGCTTACAATAAGCGATTTTGGAGGAATAGGCAATGGAATCAATCTCCCAATTATTAGGGCTAGAAGAAGAAACACTAGCCGCTAGACCAGTTTCAACAAAAGAAGAAGGAGATGTAAGAACTGCAAAAACCACTCCCAAAAAAAGGGAAATACCATTAATAGACCTTGAAAACCAATACAGGAATGACCCTCTCATATTTAACGGAATAAACAAAATAGTTCAAATACTGAATGCAACAAAGATGTCCATCGTAGGGGCTGACGAAAGGGCAGTAAAATACTGTGAAGACTTTTTAGACAGCATAGGAAGTACAGGGGGAAGCACAGACTGGGAAACATTGAAAGAGACTATATTCACCCACCAATGCGTGTACGGAAGCGCATACAACGAAATAATTTACGATACAACAGAAACAAAAATAGTTGACTTGGATTTCATAGACCCAAAAAAAATGGACTACTTAAAAAACGAGAACAACAAAATAGCTTTGGATAATTACAGCAACCCAATAGGCTATGTTGAAACACTGCCAATGCAGGAAACATACACCAAGCTAAAATCAGACCCACTGCCAAAAAGAGCAGTTTTGCAGCCAAACCAAATATATCTTAAAAAAGACAGGATAGCACACTACAAGCTATTTGTGATTGGCGATGGATATTATCCGATAGGATTAGTAGAGCCAATATACAAAACATCAGTAAGAAAAAGAAAGTTGCATGAAGCACTGGCAAACGTGTTTTTAAGGCTGGGATTCCCAACAAGGCTGGCAAAAGTAGGAGACCAATCACATGAGCCAACAGACGAGCTATTAAATGCAGTAGCGACAGAAATGAATGCAGCAACATACAAGTCAACACTTACAATCCCAAGCTATGTAGACATATCAATACTAGAGCCAAAATCCCCGAACAGCCTTAACGAGCACTTGGAGTCATTCGTGGAAGAAGAAATAACAGGATTGGGAGCTCCAAAAGTCCTGATAACAGGGTCAGGGGAAGAAACCAACAGGGCAACTCTCAACAGGCAGGCAGCACTATTCAAGCTTGGATTAAAAAGCATTCTTAGAAGGACAGGAAAAACAATAGAAACACAAATATTTTCAAGAATGGCAAGGCTTGAAGGATTTAAGGAAGTGCCAAAAATAGCTTGGGGAGAACTGGACTTAACAGAACTTGATTCAAAGGCAAAAAGGGTTTCATCGCTGGTA